ACCTCCACCACCTGCCTCGCCATCTCGTCACCCGTGGCGAGCAACTGTTCAGCCGGAACCCCTTCGCGCAGGAATGCTTCCCAATCCAGGCCATGACGCCTGAAGAAGTCACGTGCCCCGCGGGAGCACATCTTTGCCGCGCGAATGTCGGCCATGTGAACGTTATCGTCCATCACTTCTTGCCACCCTTCTTCTTGATCGGGTCAGCCCTGAAGTCCCCGAACCATACTACGTTCGGGCCAGCGATGTCCTTTGTGCCGAATAGCACCGGAATCTCGCGCCCCTCTTCCGCAGTAGGGATATTGAATTCATCCAGTCCCGCAGGTTTAGCATTCTGGGGCTTGGGAATCATGCTCATGCCGACCACGAGGGCGACAACGAAAACTATTGCGTAGACCCATGCCATAATGTTTTCCTCTTCTTAAGCTATAGATGAGCCGCCAAAAGGATTCCGTGTTGGAATCCAATCAAAGCCGCCATAATTTTCCAGGTTGTTGAACCTGCCATTACATACTCCCCTTGACCGATCGCATCCAGGGTAAAGCTTGACTGACAAGCCGCCGTAGACCTCGCCGTACCGCAATCCGTAGCCCTGTTCCGCGAACAGCCTGCCAAGAGACTCCATCGGGCGCATCAGTGTAATCTGGCTCCCGACGTGCGACGTGATAAAACGAAGCGTCCCGTCGGGAGTCTCAATCATGCCAGTGGCAAAGTACCCGTCGGGATAGCCTGCAGCTTCCGGTATCGTTACCAGCTGGCCGACTACGGCGCTGGGTATTCCGACAACGGTGTACGCAGCTTTGCTAACTTTACACCCACGGCCGTACAAAGCATGCCGGCACATGCGTTGGTAGCGTGCCGCCAATCCTGACCTCTGAAGAGAAGTGAAGACTGAATCGAATGCCAGCTTGATACTTACCCCGCCAGGCCTGACGCCTGACAGCCGCCCTTTCCAGATAACCGAAGCGTCAAGACCTTCAGGGTCATCTTCATCGAGCTCCCATACAGTGAGACCAACAAGTGCCTCAACAGAATCCTTCATCCAACGCCTTGCTGCCGGGTTGTCTATATCGAAGGTCACATCCAAATTGGCCCGCGCAATGTCCTGCTTGGCTTCTACTTCACTGTGGCTCACTGCTCCAGGTATATAAGTCTCCCCGCCATATTCAACAGCATAAGGCGCGTTGGTATAGTTCCACACCAGACGCTCTTCAAAATCTTCTGCCAACAAGGCATTGTAAAGGCCCTGCGAAGCCGTGGAGGAAATAGACTGAATACCGTCCCTTGGAGTATTATCCAACTTGGCGAGGTGAACAGTATCGAACAAGTCGACTGCCACGCCATAGATGTTCACGTCATTGTCCACGTCACGACTGAATTCACCACGCCGGCGAATCATGTCGGCTGCCAACAGCGCAGCGGTATCCGCTGTTGATGCCGGAACAGGGGCGCCATCAGTGATAAAGAAGCAAGCCCGTCGGAATCCAGAAGAAGGCTCACGGAAATACTCAACCGCTGCAGCCATTGGCGCATCATACGGAGTATTTCCTGCAGCAACTACGCCTGCCAGAAAGGCCTTGATGTCATCAATATCTGAAGTTCCAGCATCACGGCGTTCAATGACATCTGTCGAGGTACTGCTGAACACACAGACACCAATATGGAGGGTGATGCCGCGTTCTTGCCGAATACCATCCAGGCGGTCCAATACTTCTGTCAACTGCTGCCTTGCAATATCAAGACGAGTACGTGTTCCAGCAGCGACCTCGTTCATCGACCCGGACTTATCCAGGATAAAAAACAGGTTGTTATTACGGGAGAAAGGGTCTACAGACCCCGTCTCTACAAAACGATATAGCTCAGTGCGTGCGCTCATGGTGCAGGGACCTCCACAACTGGGACTGACACAGTAGCAGCGCCGCCGACTGTGTGACGAATCTCGATACGGTCAGCGTCAAACCGAACGCAGACCAGGAAGCTTATCCGGGCAATTTCAGGTAGCGTCCATTGCGGCCCGGCATTACCAGCTAGCACCAGAGCTGTACGACCCGAAGAAGGCTCCCGGGTTGCCTGGACACGATAAAACCTTCGAGCTCCATCGGTACGCTCAATCAAGATGTCGAAGGGAACGAGGTCGGCCAGCGTGTCGACGCGTTCCACCTCAATGTAGTCTGTGCCAGATTCTCCCGGAGTAGTATTCGGGCCAAGCGCAGACAACGGCAGGAAGTCAGCGTTATGGCTGCGATACCAGAAAGCATGGCGACGTCCCTTGCGAGTATGAATCCACTCCAAAGTAACATACAGTTCAGCTCGAGTCAGCGGATGCCAAGACATGACGGTGGCCGTCTCGGCGTTGGAATAGACTTCCTTGGCGGCAATAATGCCTGTCCTGTTATCCGTCTCATCCACTTCCCGAAAGTGCCGCTCACGCAACTGGGACACAAGGATGTTATCGTCCATCAATACGTGCAAACCACGGTATATAACAGGCTCCGCAGAAGAGGTCAATTGCAGCGCGCCTATCGATAGCGTCCGCAAGTCGACTTCTTTTATATCGCTTGTACCCACACGGAAGTCCGGGGCTTGAGCAAAGCGAACAACTTGCACGGGCGCAAGTGCTGCGTTGGTGTATCCGCGTGACAGCTCGGAGACCAGGGTGAGGGCAGAGCCATCGACGCTTTCGACATTGGCTACTTCCCACTTAGAAGAGTCTTCCCATATAACGACTTGACCCGAGAAGAACCTCGGGTCGAATTCGCCAGCAATTGATACTGCTCCCCAGAGCAAGTTGCCGACATTGTGGCACAGGGGCCACATCGGCATAAGAAACTCTTGCGACTGGCTGCGGGAGAAAGCTTTAGCCCTACCATACTCCTCGGGATCAAGGAAGCATCGAGCCTGGAAAGTCTGCCGAGGCAAATGGCGAAGTGCCACACGGTCCTCACCAGCCTTGCAGCGGATGACGTCAGTCAGCCACTCCAAGGACTCAGTGAGGCCACGTTGAGGTATAAAGGGCCAGAGTTCCATGTTTTATTATCCTCCGGCAATATCATTGCGAATAGAAGTGCGGTTGCGACGAACCACATTCAACAGCAGTTCCTCTCCCTCGCCCGACCCGAGGTAGTCGCCGATGACCCCTGTGTCGAAACTGTTAATCTGACGGATATTGACTTGCGCCGCTTGCGCTTGAGACTGCTCGCCACCCGCTCCAGACATCTGGCGTTCAGTCAGCTGCCGGCCGGTAATAGCTGCAGGGCCACGCACGAACTCCGGCCCATACTCACCGACGATGCCAATCTTGCCTGCAGGAATCTGACCACCCTTATCGTAAGCCCCAGAGAACTGAGCTCCATTGATTTGAGCGAGAATGCCTGCACCCGTTGCACCAACACGCGCCATCTCCGCCAGGTTAGCCGGGAAGCCAAGCTCCTGGGCTTTCGCAAGACCAGTAGCAATCGACATTGCGGCCTGGGTAACCGAGAAGGCTTTACTAATGGCGAATAATGTCCTATAAGCGCTGGACTGCTCACCAGCATACGACTTAGCCAACCCGGCAAGGCCTCCAAACAGAGCTTCACCTGCGCCCAGCTGTTGCTGGATGCGCTTATTCTCCATTGCAGTTTGCTCATCCGTGAACTGCTGTTGGAGACGGCGTAGCAAGTCCTGCCGTTCGAGCTCGGTAACCTCCTCACTTTCAAGGATGAGAGTCTTCTTGCGCTCGTACGACTGCCGCAGTGATTCTTCTTCGGTCAGCAGCGAGTTGTATAGGCTATCACGCTCCGCCTGGCGCCGTTTCTCGACGTCGGCAAGTGCACGGTCGCGGTCAGCCGCAGTCCTTGCCTCGAGCTGTTCACGGAGCGCAGAACCTTCAGCAGAGTTCCTGCGGATGATGTCCATCCGCTTGTCGTACGACTCCTGAATGGCTTCTTCCTGGGTGCGCAAAGACTGGCGCAATGATTCCAGCTCGGCGCCACGTTCGGTCTCCAGCTTCTTGAGCTGTTCCGCCCGGTCAGCATCCAGCCTGCGCATCAGGTCGGCACGCAGTTCGGTCTCCACACCGGTATTGGCTTCGATAATGGCCTTGCGCTTTTCATAGGACGCTGCAATGGCCTCCTCTTCAGTACGCAGGGACTCAACCAATGAATCGAATTCCCGCTTGCGCGCTTTGGCGGCAGCAGCTGCGGCCTTGTCTACGCCGTCAGAAGCCGAACCGTCGCCAGCAATACGGAAGCGAGCCAGCCTGTCACCCTGGTCGGATGCCATGCGCTCATCGTATTCCCGGCGAAGCTCGCGAGCCTTGGCTATCTGGTCGTCTGCCGCCTTGAGGGCAACATCACGTTCCTCCAGAATGTCGCTAATCATGTCGCGACGAGTATCACGGGCAATCTGCACCCGCTGCTCAAGCCGTGCGCCGACATCGGCCAGCGTGTCATCCGTAAAGAGGGCCTTGATGCCGTCCTTGAAAGCGCCAGCGTACGCCATTACCTGGTCGAGGCCAGAAGCCACTTCCACGGTCATGATCTGAATGAAGGCGCGCACGTTGGACGGGAACTGGCGGAAGGCATCGATAAGGAACTGGATAGCCCCTTCGCCTTCATCTTCCCATTCGCCGAAGTTGTCCTTCAGGAACTTGGTCAGAATGTCCACGGTGTCCGCGATGTCGCGGCCCCAGTATTCGAACTGGACGGACATGGATTCCAGGTAGGCTTCCATCTCGCCCGAGGCGAACATGGCATTCAGTTCCATCAAGGCATCGACTGCGACCTGGATGGATGACTGGATGGCCTCACCGACACCGCTCTGCATGATGTTGAGCAGCAGGGTATCCCACTGTTCACCAAGTCCGAGGATGGTATCGTCCAGCTTGCCGAGACTGTTCTCCATGGCATTGGCGAAGTCATTCTCGCCGAGGCCCATGAGATAGCCTTCAATCTCGGAAGCGCTGTTCTTGACGGTAGTCGTGACGCCGCGGAACGTAAAGGCGACAGTATCGCCCATATTCTTGGTGCGAATACCGAAGGACTGCAGAGACTGGAAGTTGCCAGTTGTGGCATTCGCCACTGCACCGACCATCTCGGTGATGTCCTTGCCCAAGGAGGTGGCGGTGTTGCCGTAGCTGGTCAACGCCCGCTCGCTCGGGTCGAGGCCGTAGTTCACCAACTTGATGAACGCCTCGTTCAGGTTCTCAATAGCAAAAGGGGTCCTGTCAGCGTACTGCTGCAGGACCTTGAAGA